GGAAGCAGATTTGCTTCGGCGTCCCGTTCTGTTCGTCGAGGAGGATCTTGTTGGGCATGGGTTAGCTCGCCAGCGCTTTCGCGACGTCGGTGTGGGACACGCTCACACCGAAGAGCTGCTCGGCGCGGCTGCCGTCGCGTCGGGCCATCGCGGTCAGGGCCGTCCGTGTCGTCCCGGCCGCGAAGATGGAGGCGAACATCGCGCGAATCCGGCTATCGGCGGCGTTGATCGTCCCCGTCGAGACGAGGATCTGGTAGAGCTGCTTGTTGCCGGCCGTGAGCGCGTCGTACTCGGCCTTGTCCGTACACGCCACGACCTCCCAGGTTGGAATGCTCGCGCGGAAGACGGTGATCGCCGCGTTCGGCGCGTTGAGCAGATCGGCGAGGGCCGCCGTCCGTCCCGCCGCGACATGCGCGGAATAGCCGAGGGCGGACGGATCAGTCTGGAGTTCGGTCTTCAGTGCCGCCAGGGTCAAAGCCATGAGGCTCCTCATCAGGGACGAGGCCCGGTGGTCCCGGACCCCGCCCCGTCTGGGTGTTGTGCTACTCGCCGCTGACGTCGATCACAACCTTGATGTCGCCGGCCGTCAGCGTCCCGGTGGCCGCTGCGTAGGAGTTCGTCAGGATCACGTCCTGCGTGGTGCTCGTGATCTCGTAGCCCACGCCGGCCGGGTTGTTGAACTGTCGGCAATCACCGCCCTGGTTGCCGAGGACCGTCACCGCCTGGTTGATCGAGGCGACGGCGCCGTTTGTGGTGGTCTTGTACCGATCGCAGTCGCCGTCATCGCCGACCCAGAACTGGGTGTTCGCGCCCAGCGCGGCCCAGGTGAGCATGCCGCCGGTGACCACTTGGCCGACTTCGAGGCGCACGAGCTTGACCTGCGCCCCGGCCGCGATGACGCCCGCGGGCACGCTGCCGTAGTAGCGGCGCGCCCGCGAGTTCCACAGCGCGTTCTTGATCTTGCGGTTGGTGGTGTTGAACAGCGCATACTCGGTGCCTTCCGAAGGTGTCGTGCCGAACGCCATGTCAGGCTCCTAGTCCAACGCCCGCCGCGGTGGTCTCCCCACGCACCGAAACTCCGGCGGGGCTCGAGATCATCGCTACACGGACTCGTCGATGTCGATGCGGATCACGCCCACGTCCTCGATGCGGATCGCGTTGGCGCAGAGCACCAGCTCGACCTGCGTGGTCTTGATGAGATCCGGGCGGTCCTTGACGCTCAGGCTCCCGGACATGCCGACCGCGAGCGCGACCGCGTTCTTTTGCCAGGCGATGCAGGAGCGCACGTTGGCCCCCGGCGACGCGAAAATCTGCGTGGTCCCCACCGCCCCGGCCAGCGGCAGGCGGGTGGACATGCGCCACTTGAAGCTGTGCCAGGTCTCGTCCTGGGCGAAGCCGCCGGAGACGAGCGCCCGGATGGTGTTGTAGTCGCTGCTCGTGACCTTGGTGTCTTCGAGCAGTCGCCGCATGGCCTTCGGCGAGTAGAAGAAACAACGGTCCATCTCATCGACGTCTTGCGCGTCGAAGAGCCACTTGGTGTCCATGATCTTGGTCAGCGTGAGGCCCACGCTGCCGTTGGCAATCACCTGCCCGGTGGTCCAGCCGGACCCCGTCGGGCCCCCGGTGGTGGGCAAGGCTGTGCTGGCGGTGGTCTCGAGCGTTTCGTCGACGTCGACGGCCGTCCCGAGGGACGCGACGGCGATCAGGTCGTCCAACTTGCGGTTGCGGGCGTAGGCGAGCTGCTGACTGTCTTCGCTCTGGAGACTCGGGAGCGCGCGCACCTGGTCGAGGTCGTCGACGTAGACGCGGCTGTAGAAGTCCTTGAGGGCCACCCGGCGCTTGGTCTTCGGGATGTCCTGTCCCACGCCGGCCATGTGGCGGCTGGTCACGGGGAGCATGTCGGGCGCCGGCCCGATGCGGTTGAAGGGATGCGTCTTGCCGACCACGCCTTCCTTCACGCGGACGGCGGAGTACATCTTGGAGGGCTTCTGCTGCGCGAGCTGGTGAACGGTGTCACTGACGGCGTGGTGGAACCAGTACTCGTCGTAGAACGACATCGGCGATCTCCCACAAAGCGAACGGCGTGCAACGCTTTGCGGGAGACTCCCGGCCCAATGCCGATCTCCCTAGCGCCTCATGCGGCGCTGTTCACGCGGTCAATCCCGCGCGCTGCCGGACCCGTGAGGGCTCCCCGGCGGGGTTCAGCCGATCGTTACTTCCTTACGCCTGCGCCCGTGCCATCGCGGAGCTTGTAGAGATCTTCCATCTCCTTGAGCGCCTTCGCATGGTCCGGGTGGTTCTCGTGGTGCCACGGGTGCTTCGGGTTGCCGCGGATCTCCTCGATCTTGGCCTTCGCCTGCTCCGGCCCCCCGATCCCCAGCGCTTGCCCATCGAAGAAGGCGTCCTCGTCCAGCGCCTCCCCCACGGCCGCGAGGAGCTGGAACAGCACGGGGTCGTTGCCCTTGCGGGTCGTGTCGAGGTAGGTCTTGACCGCCTCCACGTCCATGCCCACGGATTCGGCGAGGACGGGAAGGGCGCGGGTGGCCAGCGCCCACCGGCGGGTGAACAACTGGCTCCCCCACCGTTCCTCCACCTTGTCGATGGCATCCTGATTGGCGGTGTCGACGAGATGAAGCCCCTGGCTGATCTCCGTGGCGTGCAGGGTCAGGATGCCCTGCGCTTGTTCCTGCGTGATCCCGAGCTTGTGGAACCCCGTCTTGTAGAAGTCGACGCGGGTATCAGACAACGGGGGGAGGTTGGGCAGGTTAGGTGCCGTCAAGGCGTACTCCGCAGCCGTCTTCGGTGGCGCGCTCACCAGCCCAGCCGTGACGAGCTTCGGCCATTGCCCCTCGCGCCACTTCGCCAGGTCTTCGGGCTTCGCGTCCTTCTTCGGGAGCTGAATGGAGTTGCCTACCATCTTGTGCGCGTCCACGAACTGCTTCGCGATCAGCGGGCCGGCTTCCGTCCAGTCCTTCGCCTTGATCGTGTCGAAGACCTTTTCCTTGGCGAGGTCCGTGCCGAGGGAGGCGCGCCAGTCGGTGGCGGGCGGAGCCCCAGCCACTTCAGGGGGTGCACCACCACCTCCCCCTGGAGCAGCATTCGGATCAGGCGCTCCTGCGCCCGGGTCACTCCCTGCATTGGGTTCCCCCTCCTGGTGCTGCATCTGGGTCATGGTACGCCACATAATTGCTAGCTCCCGGCGAGCGCGGACACGGCTCGCTCCTGTCGTTCGATGGGTGGCTGCGCGAGCGCGGTCACGTGGTTACGGATCTCGATGGCCAACGAGCGCCGTCCTTCCCTGAACGCCAGAATGTAGGGATCGACACGCCCCTCCTGATCCAAGGCCACCGCGCTCCGATGCACGTAGCCCAGGAACTCAATGTGCTTCAAGCACTCCTCGCCCTTCTCGTGCTCCTTGAAGATGCGGAAGGCGTCCCGGCGCTCGCGGAGAAGGCGTTCAGCTTGCTCCTTGAGTTCGTCAGGGGTCATGCCGCTGCCGGCGGCTGCCCGCCGCCCCCCTGCATCAACTTGAGCGCCGGCGCCGCCTTGCCCACCATCTCCGCGCCCTGCGCGATCGCGGCCATCTGTTCCTTGGCCTGGATCGCCTGCTGCCGCGCCGCCCGCATCGCGGCCACCTCCTGCTCGTCGCGGGCGATGTTCGCGGGCATGCCGGTGATCGTCTGGATCTCGTCGGCCGCCTCGTCGCTATTCCAGTTGTCGAAGATCGACGGGTCGCCCGTGATGGCCGCAATGTTGCCCGCCAACGTGTAGGACCGCTCGATGGCCACGAGGTCGGCACTGCGCTGCGCCCGCGCCAGCGGCCCCTCCGCCATGATGTCCAGATCGGCATCCTCGGCTTGCAACTCATCGGGGGGCATCGGCAGCGCGCCCGCCCGATACTGCAGCGCGATGGCCCGCTCGAGCATCGGCAGGAAGAACTCACTCATCAAGCGCCCGGCCGCTGGGCCCAGCAGGCGCAGGGTGCGCTCGTTGCGGATCGTGGCCTCGGTGGCCGTCATCTCTTTGGTGCCCTGGAGGTCGAAGAGATCGATGTAGAAGATTTGGTTGATCTTCCGCTCCAGCCGCTCGTTGATGGCTTCGGCGATCTCCCACCGGGACTTCGACTCCATGGCTTGCAGCCCACCGATCTCCTTGATGGTGTTGATCGCCGCCGGCTCCAAGCTGATCGGCCCGACCACGGAGTCGTAGAGCTCCAAGAGCACGGGGTCTACGGCCTTCGCGCCCGCTGACAGGTACAACTCGATGGCGCGGTTGAGCGTGCGAATGTCGGGGAGCGCGAGCCAGGCGGGCCCTCGCCCATACACCTCGCCCGCGTTCTTGGCCCATCGCGTCACCGCCCCCGGGAACTCCCGGTAGCCGCCGTCCGCCACCAGGTGTTTTTCCTCCAACGTGAAGTAGCAGGAGGCGAACGCCATGTTGCGCTGGTCGGCCTTGCGCGGCCGCGCATCCAGGCGCGGATAGATCGCGTGGATCAGCTCGACCGGTTTCTCGGCTTCCTTCTCCGCCATGTTCCTGATGCGGTCGGGGAGCGTGCCCCCTTGCATCGGCCCCCCCGGGAAGCGAGCC